CATGAAAGAAGCTCTGTTCAATGCCGATAAAGATGGAATTACAATCAGGGTCACCTGCGGAATCAGAACCGCAGAGGCCCAGATGTTGGCTTTCAAGTCTGGCGCCTCTAAGCTGAACGGTATTGCCAAGAGAGACGGCGGAACCGGAATCTCCGAGCATCAGAAGGGCATGGCCGTCGATGTTGTCCACATGGTCGGCAACAATCCGAGTTGGTCTGGCGCCTCTTTTGCAAAGATTAAAAAGTACATCATGGACGCCGCAAAAAAGAAGGGCGTCCCGCTTGAGTGGGGTGGCGATTGGAAAAAGTTTGTCGATATGCCCCACTTTCAATTGGATAGAAAGAAATACCCCAAGGACTACATTCTCCAAAGATGACCTACAAAACCGGATTCGCAATGATGTTTAATGATGAAGAGTATGAGAAGGAGAGGGAGGGTACACTTGTCCTCAAAACAAATTTCGTTAAGTGGATTACAACTTCCAAAGTGGGAGACGTTATCGAATACTGGCATGGCTTTCTCGCCGAGGACCGTGACCCTTCCAAAAGAAAGAGCCGTAGGGCGAATATCATTGGCTCTCTCTTTTGGGCCGCTTCCAGTATACCCAGAACCCCGAACCCTGAATTGGGTTCCACTTGGGGGTATGGGCTTAATCTTCTTCAGCTGACCCAGCGCAAAGAAAGGGACGGTACCTACACTTATCTGGCAAGAAAGATCAAAGATTTGCCAGAGAGCAGCAGATCAATGTATGAGAAGACGCTTCTCGGGAATTAACGGAAAAGGGTTGACAGGGTATGTCAACCCTTCATTCTATGTAGACTTCCAAAATTGCGCGCAGATTATTAATGGAACTGATTAAACCTCCCGCCGATTTGCTAACTCAGTTTAAGAACCTGAGTCCAAGGGAGCAGAGTGCGTTTCTGAAACATCTTGAGGGCGCAGTTTCCAAAAGAGAGAACATCTCCGCTAGGGCAGATTTTATAGAGTTCGTGAGGCTGATGTGGCCGGACTTTATTATGGGGCGCCATCATCAGATCATAGCCAATGCTTTCCAGAGGATAGCAAATGGAACCCTCAAGCGACTTATCATTAATCTGCCACCAAGACACTCAAAGTCAGAACTCTCTTCTTACTTGTTCCCCGCTTGGTTCCTTGGGCTTTATCCTAAGAAGAAGGTTATCCAAGCATCGAATAACGCTGAACTTGCAGTTAAGTTCGGGCGTAAGGTCAGAGATCTCGTTGATACCCCGCACTACCAATCCGTTTTCCCGGGAACAAGTCTGAGCGCAAACAGCAAAGCTAACTTCCGATGGGACACCAGTGCTGGCGGAGAATACTTCGCAATCGGTACGACAGGTAAGATCACGGGTCGCGGTGCCGATCTGTATGTTATTGACGATCCGCATTCAGAACAGGAGGCAGTGCTAGCCCTTCATGATGCATCGATCTTTGATGAAGTCTACGAGTGGTACACTTCTGGTCCAAGACAGCGTCTTCAGCCGGGAGGTGCAATCTGTATCATCATGACGCGCTGGGGTGCGCGCGACCTCACTGGACAGGTGTTAAAGACGAACGCCGCGAAAGGTGGTAAAGAATGGGAAGTCATCGAACTTCCGGCCATCCTTCCTTCTGGCGCTCCTCTATGGCCAGAGTTCTGGCCGCTTGAAGAATTAACCCAGCTTCGCGACGAACTTCCGCTTCACAAGTGGATGTCTCAGTATCAGCAGAAGCCGACATCAGACGCCACATCCATTGTTAAACCGGGGCAATGGAAGAGATGGATAGAACCCAAGTTACCCCCGTGTGACTATATCATCCAGAGTTGGGATACCGCGTTGTTAACAACAGAGCGATCCAATAACAGCGCATGTTCTACGTGGGGTGTGTTCTTTCCGGATGAAGACAAGAACAAGCCAAACATCATTCTTCTTGATGCCTATGAAGACAAGATGGAATTCATCCGCCTTAAGAAACAGGCAATGATCTCCTACAAGGCTTGGCGCCCGGATAGTCTTGTTATCGAAACCAAGGCAGCAGGCTCACCATTAATTTTTGAACTTCGCGCGATGGGTCTCCCGGTAGTCGAGTACACTCCGACAAGAGGCAAGACAAAGCTCGCGCGCGTTAATGCTGTCGCTGACTTGTTTACCTCTGGTGTTGTTTGGGCACCAGACGGTGCGTTCGCGGAAAAGGTTATCGATCAGTTTGCTCAATTTCCCTACGGAGATTCAGACGACTTGGTTGACAGTTCAACACAGGCCCTCCTGAGATTCAGGCAGGGTGGATTTGTAAGACTTGCGTCAGATGAGATTGATGATGTGGCCCCGACCGGAGGCCCACCGGAGTATTATTAATGTCTAACCCGATCTTTGCAGTGCCAAAGAACTCCCCCGTTATTGATGAGAATTTCACCCCGGAAGCCCCGGGGTTGTCATTTTCTGATGTCTCGGACCCCATCTCTGATGTTGGCGCCCCTGTTGAAAAGAACAACGTGGAGATGCAGGAAGATGGTGGAGCTATTGTCACGCTCGGAGATGGCGGGGAAGAGGCCGGTGAGGGATTAAAGCAAGTACCATTTCTTGAGAATATTGCTGCGTATCTTGATGAGGGTGACATGGCCAAGATGGCTATGGATCTCATTGAAAACTATGAGGCTGACAAGAGATCCCGCTTTGAGTGGGAGAAGACCTACAAGGACGGTCTTCCGCTGCTTGGGTTTAAGATCGAACACAGAACAGACCCTTGGCCGAATGCGTGTGGTGTGTATCACCCCGTCATGGCTGAAGCAGCAGTTAGATTTCTCGCAAGTGCGATGACTGAATCTTTCCCGGCCAAGGGACCAGTTAAAACAACAATCATTGGCAAGTGGACGCGCGATAAGGAAAAGAAGAGTAAGCGGGTCCAAGAAGAAATGAATTACCAGCTTACCGAGGTAATGCGCGAATACAGGCAGGAAACAGAGCAAGTCATCTGGAGAATGTCTATCGCCGGTAGTTCATTCAGAAAGATCTACTTTGATCCGATTCTTGGCAGACCAACTGCCATGTGTGTTAACCCAGAAAATCTCATTGTCCCGTATGGCGTTACGCATCTTGAAGGAGCTGAAAGATTTACTCATGAACTCTTTTATACAGAGAATCAGATTGAGGCTTTGCAGGTTGCTGGTGTGTACAGGGGTGTTGATCTCGGACAACCAATTATTCCAATCTCGTCTCCAATTGAAACAGCTAAAGACAAGATTACCGGAACAAGTCCGACAGTAGAGGTTGATACGAGGCATGAAGTCCTTGAGATGTATGTTGACTTGGTTATCGATGATCTTGCTGATTGTGGGGGTCAACCGTGTCCTTATATTGTCACACTAGATAAAACGACCAACACCATTCTTTCCATCTACAGAAACTGGAAGGAACAAGACCCGCTCCGCAAGAAGATCATGAACTTCGTTCATTATCAATTCATGCCGGGGTTTGGTTTCTACGGACTTGGATTGATTAATATCTTGGGTGGCCTGACCAAAGCAGCCACGTCTATGCTCCGCCAGCTTGTTGATGCTGGTACTCTTGCTAACTTGAGGGCTGGCTACAAAACGCGCGGCCTCAGGATTAAAGGGGAAAACAAACCCCTTGAGCCGGGTGAGTTGCGCGACATCGACGTTATGTCTGGCACCCTGAGAGACAACATCTACTTCCCCGACTTCAAGGGGCCGAGCGCAGAACTCTCAGCTCTTCTTGGCGCCATCGTTGAAGAGGCGCGCAAGATCGGCTCTGTCGCCGATATGAAGGTTAGCGAAGTTAGTGGTGAGATGCCGGTAGGTACTGTGCTTGCCATCTTCGAGCGAAACATGAAAGTCCAGAGCGCCATTCAGGCCAGACTTCATGCCAGCCTTAAGGAAGAATTTAAGATCCTTGCCGGTCTTATTGCCGAGCATTCCGCGCGTTATGACTATGAGATCGACGGCGATCCGGCAATTATTAAAGACGATTTCAACACCGGCATCATTGACATCATTCCTGTCAGCGACCCTAACGCGACGACAATGTCGCAGCGCATGATTATGCACCAAGCGGTCATGACAATGGCGAAGGAAGCGCCCCAACTCTACGATCTTCCTGAACTCCATAGACGTGCTCTGGATATCATGGGTATGAAAGAACCGGAGAAAATTATTCCGGACACGTCTCAGCAGCCGCCTATGGACCCGGTCACTGAGAATATGTCTATTATTAATATGAAGCCGGTGAAGGCGTTCCTTGAACAGGACCATGAGAGCCACATCAAGATTCATATGGCTGCCATGCAAGATCCTATGATCCAGAGCTTGATGCAGAATAACCCAGCTGCCATGTCGGTTCAGGCTGCGGCTGCTGCCCACGTTCAGGAGCACATTGCCTTTGCCTACAGACGCAAGATTGAGCAGAGCATGGGAGTTCCTCTCCCGCCTCCCGGCGAACCGATGCCTCCGGATCTGGAGTATAATTACTCTAGCGCCGTCGCAGATGCCGCCCAGATGGTTCTGGAAAATAGTAAATCCGAGATTGCCAAGAAGAAGGCTGAAGAGGCGCTGGATGACCCGATTGTTAAACTCCAAGAGCGCGAGCTTGACCTTAAGGAAATGGACGCCAAGCGAAAGGTTGCCAAAGATCTTGCGGACGCTGAGTTCAAGGATAGGCAGCTGGGTCAAAAGAGTCTTCTTGAGCTGGCAAGGCAGGGTAGCAACGAGCGCGCCTTCAAGGCGGAGCACGTTAACAACTCAGTACAGAGTCAGGCCGAAGCTGCTCTTGCCCATCGTCAGCAGATGTTCAAGGAAACCCAGCACGCCCAGAGTGTCGGAGCCAAGATCCTAGATAGAATGCTTCAGGAAGAAACAAAAAGACGGAACGCGGAAAAAAAGTCCTTGCCAGAGTAAATTGTCAAGAGCAGATTTAATCTACAATTCCGAACTCCGTCAGGAGAATTAACTTGTCACTAGACAGCCAATCTCCGGAACTTGACGCGGTAAACCGCAAGCTCCGTGAATTGATGAATGAATACGCCGACGCCTTGGCGACTGGGTCGGCCCATAGCTTTGATGAATACCAGCACTCTGTTGGTATTATTCAGGGGTTGGCTCTCGCGGAGCGAATCGTGCTGGATATTATTAGCAAGGTTGTTAGCGCAGAAGATTGACCGACTGTGGCGGTTTCCACAAGCAGGAGTTAAAATGTACAAGAATGACTTTTCCATTCCGGAAGGTGCTCAACTACCCACCCCGGTTGGTTATAAGATTCTGGTTATGGTTCCAATCTTGGAAGACAAGACTAAGGGCGGGATCATCAGGCCGGATGCTTTGAAGGCAGCTGAAACGACTGCATCCATTGCAGTTAAGGTTTTGGCTCTAGGCAAGGATGCATATAGCGATCCTGACAAGTTCCCTTACGGGCCTTGGTGCCAAGTTGGCGACGTTGTTATCACGCGCGCATATTCTGGAACCCGCTTCGACATCGGTGACAGAGAGTTCCGCATTATTAACGACGATAGTGTTGAAGGCGTAGTGCCGGATATCACTCAGCTAGCGAGGAAGTAGTCATGTCAGGTGGCGCAGATATCTTTAATGTACCTAGTGATTCATTTGATGTTGGTCTCTCGGCTGTAGATAAGCCAGCGGAATCAACGGTTCAGGTTATTGTCGAGGATGATACGCCTGAAAAAGATAAGGGTAGGCCGCGCCGCAAGGAAGGTCACCAGCCCTATGATATTAGCGATGATGAAATTGCTAAGTATGACGAGGGAGTTAAAGGCAGAATCCAGAAGCTTCGCTTTGAATATCATGAAGAGCGAAGACTTAAGGAAGAAGCTGGTCGCCGCGAGATGGCGGCAATTGAGTACGCAAGAAAGCTTGTCGCAGAAAACTCAAGACTGACTTCAACTTTGCAGCAGGGCGAGAAGACGCTCATTGAAGTTGCAAAGGCAAAGACGCAGTCCAGTATTGAAGCCGCGAAGAGAGACATGGCTGAAGCCCATGCTTCCGGTGACGCTGATAGAGTAGCCGACGCAGCCGCTAGAATCTCAAAGTATTCCAGTGAGGCTGAGGCGCTTAACTATCAGCAGCCAAGTATTCAGGGGAACATTCCTTCCCCGGAAGACAGTGTTAGACGTTTCGACCAACAGGTCCAGCAACAGCGCACGCCTCAGGGGCCGCACCCCAAGGCCATTGGTTGGTACGAGAATAACAAGGACTGGTTCGAAAAAGATCCAGTCATGACGAAGTACGCAAAGTGGCTTGACGAAGAACTTATTAAAAGAGGCTCCTCGCCAGCTACTGACGCTCATTACTCCTACATCGATAATGAGTTGCGTCGTGTGTTCCCTGATAGAATGGCCGCGCAATCCCAGAACGACGATGAGGTTGTAGTTCAGCCTTCTCCCGTTCAGGCGCCAAGACAGCAGCAAAGGGTCAGTCCTGTATCAAGGGTTACTAATCAGCCAGTAGCGGCGCCTCGCACAGTTAGTCAGGTGCGCCTCACCAAGAGTGAGGTTTCCATCGCAAGAAAGCTCGGGCTGTCACCTGAACAGTATGCTGAACAAAAGATGAAGGATTACCCCAATGGCTGACCGCGATAGAGATAACTCAACACGCGAAGCGCGTAAGAGAAAGGTTACTTGGAGACCAAGTAGCTCGCTCCCTGATCCCAAGGCGGAAAAGGGTTATAGATTCCGCTGGGTTAGAACTGGTTCCGCAGGAACCTCTGACGCAGCAAATGTTTCTGCCCGTCTCCGCGAAGGATACGAGCCGATTAATGCTTCCGATTATCCTGAATTCAAATTGATTCAGGATGAAAGGTCGAGATTTCCCGACAAAGTGGAAGTCGGCGGTCTTCTTCTGTGCAAAATCCCAGAAGAGATTGCTGAGGCCAGAGAAGAATACATGGCCGAGAAAGCTGCCGCACAAATCGCCAGCGTCGATAACCACTACATGCGTGAATCAGATGGACGTTCGCCTCTTGCTAAACCTCAGAGGACCACGAAGGTCAAATATGGCAAGGACAGCTTAGTGGACAACTAAGCTAAACATAAGGACTCACAACTATGGCTACAGTAGCAACGCCGAAAGGCTTTACTCCTGTCGGTTATCTTTCTGGGCGTCCCTATAATGGCGCGTTCAGACAGATTAAAATTGCGTCCGGCTTGGGCAGCAACATCTTTAACGGTGATCTCGTGAAGATGACTTCCTCCGGTACAATCGACAAGGAATCGATCACGACCACAGTCACGGCAAACGCCCCCGTTGGTGTTTTCTTGGGCTGTTCCTACACGGACCCGAACCTTAACTATAAGGTTTTCCGTAACTTTTGGCCGACTGGCACGATTGCTTCGGACGCTTATGCGTTTGTTGCAGACGATCCGGGCATGGTGTTCCAGATTCAGGCATCTGGTTCGCTGACGCAGACCGCTCTTGGAAACAACATCGGTCTTGTTAACACGGCTGGCTCGACGCTTGTTGGACGTTCACGCATTGCGGCTGACGCTTCAACTGCTGCCGTTACCAACACGCATCCATTCAAAATCATTGGCTTTGTCGAAGGCGGTGGTAACACCGTTGGTGACGCATTCACAGAGATCCTCGTCAAGTGGAACTTTGGTCTGCACCACTACGACTCTGCCCTTGGCATTTAATTAAGGGAGATTGACCAATGGTTGCAATGAATAGAGCACAGTTCTTCAAGGAACTGCTTCCCGGTATTAACAAGCTGTTTGGCTTGGAATACAAGACCTACGACAACCAGTGGAAGGAACTGTATGAAGTTCAGTCCTCTGATCGTTCGTTTGAGGAAGAAACAAAGCTGGCCGGTCTTGGTCAGGCTTTGAGAAAAGACGAAGGTATGGGGGTTTCCTACGACGCAGGTCAGGAAGCTTGGACCTCACGCTACGACCATGAAACGTTTGCGCTTGCATTCGCTCTCACGGAAGAAGCAATGGAGGATAACCTGTATGACAACCTCATTAAACGTTACACCAAGACGCTTGCGAGAGCCTTTGCCTATGCAAAGGAAACGAAAGCGGTGGTTCCGTTTAATACTGGGTTTACCGCGTACACGGTTGGCGATGGCAAGACCCTGTTTGCCACCGACCACCCGCTTGTATCTGGTGGCACGAATGCTAACCGTCCTGTGGTCGCCGTTGACCTGAATGAAACTGCCATTGAAAACATGGCCATTCAGCTTGCGGCGTGGACGGATGAGCGTGGCCTTCTTATCGCCGCAAGGCCGAAGAAGATGGTCATTCCTCCGGGCCTTCAATTTGTTGCAACGCGCCTTCTGGAGACCCAGAACCGCGTTGGAACCAGTGACAATGATATCAGTGCGATTTATTCGAACGGTACCATCCCGGGCGGATACACTGTTAACAACTACCTGACCGACCCCGATGCGTGGTTCATCCAGACGGACGTTCCGAATGGCATGAAGCACTTTGAGCGTATCCCGCTCAAGATGTCGATGGACGGAGACTTCGACACCGGCAACGTCAGATATAAGGGCCGCACGCGCTATAGCTTCGGTAACTCCGAGCCGCTTGGCGTGTGGGGTTCACCGGGCGCCTAGCCTACCAAGCCGCGTACAGGGGGAGGGCGCTAACCCTCCCCCATTTTTTAAAGGGGTTTTCATGACAACATTTACAGTTGCAAATGTTTCAGGAACCACCATCGAGTTCACGCAGACGATGAACCTTAGACTTATTAAGGATCGTTCCCGTTCTAACTCTTTCAGTTTGGAGCAAGAGTGGGTTAATCAGCTGACTGGTGATTCCCAGTGGAGAGAAGTCAAAGTTCTCATCAAGGGAGGCCGTGATCATGGCTAGAGCTTTTATCAAAAATATTCAGAACGTTATCCCAACGGAAACGCCTGATACTTACATGTACTTCATTGAGATTGCAGTCTACGGGACGGATATTGTGACTGGGGCTGTTATTCAGTTTGAAGCCCCTTGGGGCGCTGATTGGAGAAACATGGCGAGATCCGCCATTCTGGCGTGGGCAGCAGATCCTGCCTCCAACGTTAATCAATCCATAGACGGGGTTGTGTTCAACGACTTGTCCTACGTCTAATTAACAACGCGATGCGAAGTGGAATGGCCTTCCACTTTCGTGCTTAAAGGAGCTTCGCAATGCCATCACATTCAAGAACTGGATTTTCTGACGCGCTTCCGGATACCGTCATGTTTGACGTTGGTATGCAGCAGCCGTGGTCGTATCAGAATTACTTTGATGACTTCATCACGTACAACTCTGCTCAGTGGACCGTAACTGAAACTC